GTCAAAGTCGCAAATGCGCCAGGACCAGCAATCGCCAAAGCAGTACCAGTCCCACCTGCTCCAGCCGTACCTTCTCCATAGTAGAGCGTATCGTCAACTTCGTTGAAGGCCAGCTCTGCATTGTGTATTTCTGATGGGGCCCCGGCTGCTCCGGAAGTCCTGCGTCTAATTCTTAGTATATTGGCCATATCTAAAAGTTTCCTCCGTCTACCAGGTTTTCTTCGTCATAATTCACCCAGACTGCACCGTTGTAGCGCAAAATCTGGCCACTGTTTACCGAGTTTATAGTAACATCAGTCAAACCATTTAAAACTGATTGATTAGATATGCTGTTTTCTGCGGCAATTATTCTGTCTTTCACCGTCAAATGAGAACCCGCCGGATTCACCCCAAGCACAGTTTGTATGGCTTCAAGTGCGTCATTTGCGTTGGCGTGTTGCGAATGATGAGGAACAGTAATCGAATTAAGAGTGTCGTTCGCCGTAGGATTAATCAAATTATCTAGAGCGGTTGGATACTGTGAGGGCATTTTGTTTCCTTAAAATGAAAGTATTTTGGTTGATTCGTCGCTCCAAAAAATAGTAACAGAATTAACTGAATTTGAACCCCCAAAAGGCAAACCGCTGGAAGTATCAATGTAAAAAATTAATCTTGCCTGAGCGTCAGACACATGATGTTGATACATCGCAAATGCATCAAAAGCTGCTCCACTGTAATTTGTTATGATTAAATCATCTGCATCAAGTACTCCATTTTCACTACTAATTGAAGTTATCGCTTCTGACCTGGCAACTATCGCATTTGCTGGAACAGCGCTGACATATTCGTCGGTATTTTGATTCGGTGTGTATTCTGAATTTTTTAGAAACAAAACTTTTAATTGATTTGCATTTACGTCTATGTCACCGTTCAAAAAAGCTTGTTTGGCTTTTTTGTAAACAAAGTTTGACATTTAAATACCTACATCTTTTGAAACTTTAATTCTGTATTTGTAGCCTTTTTGAAAATATTTTTTGTTTTCAGTAAAATACGAAGGAGTAGCTTCATTCAAAGAAGGAAAATCAACATAAACTTCTGGTTTCCAAGAATGAGTTACGACTCTGGTACTTATCGTTTCCCATCTGCCGGGTTGTCTTTGTATTTTTTTCTTTTGTGCGACAAAATATTTATTGTTCAAAAAGTTTGCCGCTGGTCTTTGGTTAAACCTGACTTTAATTCTTCCATTTGAATAATTATTTTCAAGATAAAAAGCTCCGCTTTCTGGATCAGTTTCCGTTATATAGAAATCAGGATTTTTTGCTATTATTTGATGACCAGTGAACGCGTTGATTTTTATCGACTTGTCTTCTATCAAAATATCTTCAAGTTTTGGTTCATTCACACTATTGAACGGAACTCTGGGACCAGGTTCGCTTGGAGTTGCTCCAGAAGCCAAAGTAGTGAAGACTATCTGTTCTTCAAATATTCTTTCGTTGGCTGCATCAACAAAATTTACAAATCTTATAACATACTCAGTTGCTGGACTCAATTGAGTCTTCCAAAACAACTTGAGCGTCCTTGATATCTGATTGTAGTCAGACAAAGTTTCTATAGTTTTAAACGGCGCATTCAAGACTGTCGGTGTAGCTGCAGTCGTTTGTACTATGATATTTTCATTTTTGATTGAAGATATTTTTATCGTTCTTCCGAATTTTACAGAAACCGTTCCTATGCCAACGGCGGCTTCTTGTATCAAGGGTAAAGCCACAATATCTCCTATCTCTTACAAGGTAACATAGTAACGTCGTAACATAAACAACGAAAGGCGACTGACCTGCGTCAGTCGCCCCTTCGCCGCTTAGAAGTTAACTATAACGGTTCTAAGTTGTGTTGCCCAATTTCTTGATAAGTTATTCCACTTCGCGGGTGATCATGACCTCGTAGTTACGGGCAAGTCTAACGTTCTTGGCAACCGTAATACCCTCACCGTCACCGAGCATCACGATGTCGTAACGCTCTTTCATCTTCATTTGACGAATGTCGCGTGAAGGATCGTCGAACTGATCGGTGCTCATGTCGTCTTTGACGAGCATGGTACCGACTTCGTTACGGTCGATCAGGAACAAGTCCGACATGGCCGGTGTTGAACCACTCTTTGCGGTGAAGCTGACGAACGGAGACACGATCACGTTCAGACCCATGGGGGCCGTTGCGTTAAGGGTGCCTTCTTTCGACTGCGGACGATAGCCCCAGCTCGTGTTTACGGCAGATGCCGAACCACCAGCGTGGAAGATGGAATCTTTGAGGAAAATCGACCACATAAGCGGGTGCAGAATGAAGTCTGTCGGAACATGGTTTTCGGCCATGAGAACGGCTGCCATGTCGACGATATCATCCCAGGTAATTGTTTTGTTGGCTACGCCGTCAGAACCACGACCTGTCGTGTCAGCGTACGATTCGCTTTCGTTGTCAAAGACGACAGTTGCGGCGTCCTTGAAACGGCTGAGCGCGATCTGCTCCTTTAGACGTGCCATGGCACGACCAGCAGCACGTACGTGCAAGCCTACAATGTCCCAAAGCGAATCAGCAATCACTTCTTCGGTAAATGCGAGTTTGACACCCTTTTTGGACACCTTGCCCTCGACCTGTTTTGCAAAAGCGAGAGCTTGTTCTGGATACTCTTGTCCTTCTGGTATCTCCGCAGCTTGAATTGCGTTAACTGCCGGGAACTCCAAGGAGCGCCCCTTTCCTAGACGTACTGTCGAAAGCAACGGGGTGACCAACAACTGTGGCTCCGCTGCTTCTTTCAGGGTGCGCGAAATCACTTTGGGGAACAATGCCGCTGCATCGGGTGACGCAAACGCTTCCTTAATGGTGACCCTGCTTTCTCCGTCAATATATCCATCTTCAGTTAATGCGGCTTCCCAAGCGGGGAGACCAGTTAGGAGCTCTTGAATTGATTTGCTCATTTTGGAACTATTCCTCCTGTTTTATTATTTCTTTTGTTTTTACTTAAAGTGTTAGATTGACACGGAATGCGCCAGACACCTTGTATACATCCAGATTCGCACGAATTCCGAGCTTACCTTTGTTTGGACCAGCCTTTGTGATTTCATAGACGGTCTTGAGTGCACCCGGATCCGATGGTAGTTGCATGTAGGAAAGCAAGCCATCGTCAAAATTCGTGGCAAATTTCTCTACTTCAATAACCTTACCAACCTGGAGGTAAGGATGTGTGCCACAAAGAGCTGCGCCCAAGACAACTGGACGACCCATGTGATCGGCTTTGATTAGGCTGCCAACTGTTACGTCGGCATTGAGGTCATTCACCATCGGATACTCAACATATCCGTGAGTAATGAAACCCGCACCCTGTGAGGTGCCCTTGTCAAACGGTCTGTAAAGGTCGTATTGTGCGACACCAACAGGCACCGAATACTCGGGAACCGAGATCGTATCCGACGAACCGGTAGTGCTGCTCGGGGTTGCACCAGAATTGAGCGGATCCCAACCGCTCATCTTGTCACCCCAGACGACTGCGTCACCCGAACCGTTTGCCGGAACGACAGTTGCATCGCCAGTTGAGGCGTGAGCCACAACCGAAAGAATGGTTCCCTTGGTCAATACGATCTCAAAACGATCGTCCTCACTATCGAGATACCATGTTGGAAGACCAGCGCTGGGGAGTAGATACGCCGCAGGAGCGGTACCTTCCGAAACCACGAATCTTCCTGCGCCTGTCTTTGAATGTACTTTGCGAAATTTTGCTAATGACATGTTATTGTTCTCCTGTGTTGATTAGAGCTTGCGGCGACCCATCAGGGCGTCGACGAAAATTTGTTCTGCAGACGACTCTTCGGAAGCAAGATGCTTTTCGGTCTGATCAATCGAGACCACCTTGTCTTCTTTTTCGCCTTCTGACTCGTTGGTGATTTCTGGAATTTGATTTCCAGAAGATTTCTTAACTGGAATTTTGGCGATATCCTTAAGGGAATCCGCCAGAGAAGAAGCAGTTCTCGAAGAATGATCGTTGATCAGTTCGTTCCTGTCTTCGCCGTTTTCCATTCCAGCTGAAATCTTTGCATCAACGACTCTTTCCGCCAATGCTCTGTGAAGAGCTGCTTTCAGCTTGTTGTTTTCTTCTTCAAGAAACTTGACTCTGTCAAAGCTGACGGCATCTTGCTCAACGGTACCTTCTTTTGGCTTGTCGTTGAGCTGAGGCTTTTCGTCTTCTTTGGTTTCCTGAACCTGGGCTTGCCCAGTTGCATCCGTAGACTCTTCTGTACTTGCGGAATCAGCTTTTGTTTGCACATCCTTTTCGTCAGAAATTTCTACAGAAACATCTTTGTTTTCTTCCGTTTTATTTTGAACGGAAACTTGTTCTTCTGCGACTTTTTCTTCCACTTTAATTTCATCTGCAGCAGTTTCTTCTTTATTTGAAGCGTCAGCCGCAATAGAAGAAAGCTCGTCACTCAATTCTTGTGAGACTGCAAGAATGTCCTTTTCCTGTACTTCAACTGTCATTTTAGGATTCTCCTCATTTTTATTATTTTCTTGTCCATCTGATAGTAATAGAGTATCTTTAAAATTGTAATTTTTACTCTCATGAATTGCCATAGCAGACAAAAAAGCTCCTTTAAGATGCAAATAAACTGGCCTTGATTCTTTTAGATTCATTCCTTCAAAAATCGACTTGTTTTCATGTAAAGAATAAACATCCTCTTTGTCCATACTTAAAACAAAAGCAGAGCTCTTTGCCACCCAATCGGAATCAGATACCGATACTGGACCTGAAGCTGAGGCTTTTTTTCTCACTCCAGACCTTTGATCTGCTGGCTGATTGACAAAAGAATATTCTTTAAATGAGATGTCCTGCATGTCGATAAATGCCAATTTACCCTTGTAGACTTGGCCTCTTTTGTATTTTGGCACACGAGGTCTTCCGTTTGCGTCTTCTGCGGCGAGGTCTTCTCCTGAAATTGAGCATATTGCTTTATTGGCTTTTCCTCCAACCGAACCAGTAAGATATCTTTGATCCATTATTTTCTGTGCTGCTAGGGGATCGGTAATTGCTATTTGAAGCCTAATAAAACCAGATCCGTCTGATTCTTTATCCACCTTTGCAGCCATCACTCTACCTATTGGTTCAGAGGTCATATCGTGATTTAAAATTACTGGCTTTGGATAAGGTTCCACCCAGGACTGAAGAGATTTTTCAAGTTCAACCAAAGAATAATTATTATAATTTGAAGTTAAACCGTTCATGTATTGCGGCTACTTCAATGATTATTCCATTTGATGAACTAAATGCTTCTGATATTTTTATGTCAGACTCAATCATTTCTGGAAATTCGACTGAGAAATGTTCTAAAAATTTAAAAGCCATGCTATTTCTCCATTATTACAATTAAAACTATCTTGTATAGTAACATATATTCAAATAAAAATCAACGTATTACAGACAATTATGACGGAACCAGTTGCCTAAAACTCAACAATTGTCTAGGATCTCCATTCGAAAGAAAATTTTCAAGTTCATTTTTTCCCATAACATGAGGAGTATATATGTAGGATGCGCAATATAAGTCGTAGCCTTTTTCTTTGCATTGCGCGCTCCACCCCAGGTCTTCGCCCTGTATGTGAAATTGATAATTTACGTTTTCATAAACTTTTTTAGACATCATTTTTGCGGCCATAATTATATCCGACTTAAAATAGCTACCCAGTGGATACTCTTGGTTTCTATGTGCTTTCATATCTTTGTCATCGGGAATCCATGACATTACAGAAGGAAATTCCGTGCCGACTGGTGTCATGAACATCAACGTATTCACGGCATCTGCGTCGTTGTTGACATGCGCAAAAAGAAGTTCTATAGTATTGGGATTGGTCAAAAGGACGTCTGAGTCCAAACTAAAATATGCCTCTGGTTTTATTTCTCTAACTTTGTTCAAAATTGAATTTCTCATTGAAACCATGTTTTCGTATTTTGAATAAGACCATTGTCTCGTTCCTTCTTCGTGAGAGAAATGGGCAAGGTCGTTCCTGATTTCCAAATCGAATATTTTTACTTCTGGATGCTGCGATTTCCAAGCAGCCAAAGTTTTCAAAGTTGCCTCGTCGTCCGTCCCAAGTTCAAAAATGAAACCTATCTGATCCAACGGTATTGATTGTCTTTGAATGAAATAAAACCAAGCTGGCAGTATCCAATCTCTCCTGAAAACAGGACAACCTATCATCAACATCTTATTTTTGTCTTAATTTTTTTCTTTGGAAACCTTTGAAGTTTTTGATTTTTTTTCTGTTTCTTGTTCGTTCACGACCAAATCCTCCGCCACCAACTGATCGGAATCGTCAGAAGACAAAAATTCTTCTATTGCCTGAACTCTTTCCACTGTCTCTTGAAGTACGGGTACTATTTCAGCTAATACTTGCAAAAAATACGTGTTAGCCAAACGAACCTGGTTGTTGTCGACAGCTTCTTGAAGTTTTTGTGCAAGATCTTCACTTATTGGCATTGTTTTCTCCTATTGTTGTGGATAATCTTTTTCTGCGTTTTGCGTTGCACTATTATAGTCGTCTTCGAGAAGTTTTTCAATCGCTGGAAACCAAGAAAGATCGTCTGATCTTTTAATGTTCGGAGAATTGTTTCGACCGAATTGGTTTGCTGGTCTTGCCTTGTTCCCGACGTTTTTTCTGGCCGAAGGAAGATTGACCTTACCTTTTGTGGCTGGCTTCTCTCCGTCATTGTTTTTGGTGGTCAAAGTTGCCTGATTGGTAGCCACGTCCATCTGCATTCTTGCCTGCATCGCGGCATAAGTTTGTTCTTCATTTATGTCCGGATCAAGACCGAGAAGCAGTCTTGCTTCGTCCAGTGAAATCAAATTGTTGACGTATTTTTGAATAATATGATTTTCTTTTTTTACCTGTGTATCGACGTCTATTTCCTTGAATTTGAGGAAGCAACGGTCGGATCTGGAAGAATCCGTAACGTCCTCCAACGGATCGTATCCTCCTTCGAAAAGAAGTTCGTTAAAAATATTTATTCTGATAAAATCAGCGTAAGTTTTTTGTAAGTTTTTTACTTTATCGTAAAAAGAAACATCGAGCCTGTCAGTTAACGACCTGTTTCCGCCATTCATCACCATGCCAAGATGATGAGGTGCCACACCCAAACCAACAGCCACTCTTTCTTTGAAGTGGTTCAAATACGACGAAGCTTCAAGCGCTTGGTTGTTGGCGCCTATCACGTCAACATCGTGCCTGTAGGGAAGAATGAGCCCTCCTTCTGCTCTCAAGTTTTCTATTTCCTCTGCTGCTCTAGAGATTTCCTCGGGCTCCGCTGGCTGCTCTGCGGTTCCTATTATGTATTTGTAAAGAGGAAAAAGTTCTCTATGAACAAGGTTTTGTATGTCTTCTTCCATTTGTCTCAGGGCAATGACATCGTCGAGCACCGACGTCAAAAACGGAGTTCCGAATGCTCTGCCGGGTTTTTTGTCGAACGCCATGTGTATGACTCTGTCGGCAGACCAAACAGGATCCTTGTCGTTCGGAGAATATGTCAGAGGATCGGTTGCCTGCTGGTATGCCTTTGGTCTGTTGTGCTTGTCTCGCAGAATGTAAACCTGCTCTGTCGGTATCAAATAAAAACCTGCAATTGGATCAGTTCCTGATATCGGATTCAATTTGTCTTTTATGTAATCAGAAATATTTGCCCTTGCTTTTACGACAAAAACATTGGCGTATTTAATCAACTGATCAGAAACCTCCATCAAAAACTCGGAAAAAGGCCTTTTCATCGTCATTTCAAACAAGTCTATTCTTCTGTAAAGATACGAAACTGCATCAGAATTTTCCCCTACTATTTCCCATCCTTCTTTCCAAAACAAATCTTTATATTTTGTAATTGCTTGTTTTACATAACCGTCTGTGTCACAGGCTTGAGTGATCCTATTAAAGTCGTAAGGGGAGGGTTCGAACGCAGCCCTATTCCCATAATAATAGGTTGTACCCCTGAATCCCAAGGCCAATGCAGCCACTTTCAAACTTTTGCCTATGCTTCTGATCTCGTCTGGTTTCAAAAGTTTTTCAACGACGTTTTGATCTGATAATAGCCCGCCAAAAGGCAAATATGCTCTAGGTTTCATTTAACACCACCTGTCAAACATTACGATTATAGTAATTTATTGTTTGAAATTATGCTTTATTTTCAGACAAACCAGCGGCTTCAAAAGTTTTTTCAATTATTAACTTTTTTACTGCTTCAAGCCAAAAAATGGTTTCAGATTCAGTAAAATCACTTCTGTAGGAAAGGTTCTTATCACCAATAATAATCTCAACTTTAAATTGAGTTTTTGGTTCGTTGCTCATCTTGTCTTCATTTTTGATATCTGTCATAATAAATGATTACCTTTCATTGAATTAATTATAATTGTTAATTGTTTTATTGTAGCTTCTTTGACCACCAGTTCGGTGGTCAATTGAGACAATTTTTCTTGAAAACAAGAGATAATAAGATTCGTGTCCAATCCAATTTGAGTTTGATTTGGATCTTTTGTTTGCCTAGTTGTTTCTTTGTCAATCGTATTTTTTTCGTTCATCTGTTCCTCTACGTATTCAAAATCATCATCATTACGATGATACGAGTCATCGTCATTTTTACTTTGCAAATTCGGTTTTTGATTTATTTTGGACATCCTCCAATTGTACCATTTTCTTTTCATGTTTTCTATCTTTTTTGAAAATTTTTAGTTTGATTCTAGTAAAGTTAATCTCGTATTTAAATCATTAATAGTTGCCAAGAGATAGGGTATAAATGCATTATAAGAAATTTGTTGATATTCTGCGATTCTATAAACACCATCTTCCATGAATTCATAAGGTCCAGCTCCATAAATATTCATTTGATCTTCATCAAGATACAATCCATCATTCAAATAGGAATGAACAATATGTCTTTCAGTTGCGTCAACTGCTACCATTTCTGGAAAAACATCAACGATTTCGTCTGCTATTAATCCAACAGAATGTTTTCCTTGCAGCCATTCTTGCGGAGCTGCATCAACAAAATCAAATTCTTTTACTGATAGTGAATATATTTTGTTGAGTTCTTGCTGAGAAACATTAGTTATATTCTCTTTTAATCTTCTATCAGAAGGTATTGTTTGTTCAATGAAACCGTCTTACATTACTGTCATTGTTGACAATAAAAAGTAATCTTCCATTCGAATTCTTCCATCCAAAAGCTAATCCAAACGTATCTGCGCCCAAATTTGATGCTGTGTATAGAATTCCGGTGTCACTGTTTACTGTAAATCCGGTAGAGAAACCTTGAGTATCAATTTCTTTTCCAAGAAATTTACTGTATGTGCTAATAAAACCAGAAGCGGATACCGTGCCTGAAGTAGAAACACCACCTGCACCCAAACTTGAATTAGCACCGCCGCCAGATTCTAAGGAGAAACCTCCTGCTGACACTTTTGACACAAAATCGCCAACAGCTACGCTTAAAACTGGTTCGCTGGAGGTGCCGACTACTGGATGAATCTTTACACTTCTAATCCCCTCCACTTGAGAAATTCCTTCACTTGTAATGCTATATGGCCCAAGCTTTCCCGAAGTTGTGGTGATTTCTCCATCGGAAGTAACCTTAAAATTTCCGTTGCCTATATCAATTGTTGTTCCTCTAATAGTGCCAGAGGTTGCGTTTATATTTCCTTTTATAGTTAGATCTTCTCCGTTCCAGGTCAGTTTATCCCCAAGAGAAAAATCTGCTTGATTAGAAGCATTCTTGCCAACATAAAATGCGGTGTTTTCATTATTGAAAGTTCCCTGACCAAAAAACATCTTGGTTGCATTAATTGTCAGTCCACCAATAAAACCATCTTCATATATCTCATCTTTAAGCCCCTCTACTGCTTCTTCTGCGGCTTCTTCTGCAGCTTCGTCTGCGTCATCTTCATTTATGGCAGAAGATCCGTCCGCCAATTTCAGATCACCCCTAACCGTAAGAGTACTACCGTTCCAGGTCAGTTTATCCCCAAGAGAAAAATCTGCTTGATTAGAAGCATTCTTGCCAACATAAAATGCGGTGTTTTGATCGGCAAAATTTCCCTGACCAAAAAACAATTTTTCATTGGTTAACGTCAAACCACCGACGAAACCACTACTTTTTATGAGCGTATCGGCGGCGGCGGTGGCGCCATCTTGATTTACAGGTACGCTATCGTCAGGAAGTCTTATGATTCCTTTTACCGTCAAAGTACTACCGTCCCATTTGACGTAATTTGTGCTGGAACCAACGTTGAATTCCGGCACATCGATGGTCGCCCCAGAGGCATCGGATTTCCATCTGTTGTTGGCGTCGATGAAAACTGATCCTGCCTTGACGGTTCCCCTGATGACTCCCGCAGAAAATTCTGCCGTTCCGTCTCCTTGTATCCTCCAACCTGAGGTCCCGGAAACATAGTTCGTGGACCTGATGACAGAAGCTGCTCCGTCAAGTTGTATGATGCTAGAAGTTATGTTTCCTGCTTTTATCTTAGAAGCAGTCAAACTATTTATTTCTGCCGAATCGATCAAAGTAGGTTGCGACTTTACCAGCGAAGTCCAGGGACCTCTGTTGCCGGTAGTATCGAAAGCCCTGACTCTCCCGTAATAATATCTGGGGGCTTCCACATCTTCGGGTTGAACTGGTGAAGGATCCACTACCACGGTGAAAACAGTCTGATAAGCTACGTCGGCTACGAGCAGTGTGCCGTTCAAATCGTCGGTTTCGTACACCTCAAAATCGTATCCGGATATGTCGGGGTCCGACGGAGCATCAAATCTGAACATGACTGATTTCGCGCTGCTGAACAACAAAAACCCAGCGGGTATGCCACCGGGTATTGAGACGTCTGCGGGCGTCTCTAATATGGCGACGGACTCACCAACCAATACACCCAAATTTTTGTCTATCACCTGTGCCTTTAACATGTATTTTTTTGATGTTTCTAAATCAGCTATTATCTGCCTCAACTCGGTCATTTTTTTCTCCTCACCCGAACACCGATGATCTGTTCAACTCAAGTACACCAGATTTCAAAAAATAAGATTTCAAATATTGAAAATCTACCAATTTTACGTTAGAATTCCTGGAATTGGGATTGTCTTGTGGAACTATTTCAATCAAAAAATAGTAAGTTCCTGAATCGCTCAAAAAATAATTTTCATAAATGACCTCATCGACACTGATTGGTGAATACAAATCTATCAACTGGCTTTCTTCGTGCAGTTCCTTTTCATCTATGGTGATTTCCGTATCTTTTCCGATATCCTCCGATACGGATCTTTTGACACTCGTTTTGAGGTGCTGAATATTCTTAACAGTATCTTTCCAGCATTAAAATTTTTTGATGCTTTTATCACTATTGCTGGTCCGGTGAAGTATCCAGCTACTTTTGCTCCCACCACTGAAGACGAATAACCTGGCCAATCATTTTCATAATTATAATAAACAAATGCGCCATAATCGTCAAATTCTTGATCTTGCGCAAGCACAGTAGTAAAATAATTTTTGATGGTTCTAGTGTTGAAATTGTGCAGTACATTGTTATCTGAATTTGATTCGATAATGGAAAATACGATTTGCATTTTTGATTCCGAAGCTTGACTATATTTGGATATGTTCGGCCCTGAGTCAATAAGGCTAACGTATTTTAAATTTGAGTTACCAAAATACAGATGGTACCTTCCGGTCACTGGTTGGCCTGCTGGATGATCCTCGGCGCTCAAAAAATACAATATGTTTTCTTTGAAAGCCGTTTTCAACACTTTGAAAAAATAGGTGCCGTCTGGAAGTTTTTTGTTGTAAACTACAACATAAGAATGATCGTCTTCAATTTTTGCTGGTATCGCCCCCGGAGTGCTTTTTATCACCGATTTAATCAAGGAGGTTTGCGAACTTGACAAAAACATCAACGAATCTGCTGGAACATCCCTGAACGGAGAAGAAACGATTATCTCAACCCTTGCCGGGGGAACCAGATACTTGTCATTACCGACAGTATTCAATTTATTGTAAGGAACGTACCTGAACCAATTCGCCATCGGTTTTTTTTGTGCGGCACTGACAGTAGAAGACGGATCCATACTGATTGGGGATACTATGTTGTTTGCGTTGATGTAATCCTTTACGAGTTTTGGCGGTTTGTCACCGGCAAAATACCTTATGTGCCACAACTCAGAAGGAACAAGTTCCCATGCGAATCCGTAATCGAGCGAGTTTTCTACCAACCATTGACGTGCCCCAGGAATTCCTATGTTGACATCTATGGCCAAACCAAAATTGTGCCAACTTGAACCGTGGAGACCCGAGTTGGGCGGGTGTTGTTCCCGTGTCAGGATCTATCTTTTTTAAGTACCAAGTTTTTCCGTCATATATTCTGGTTGGGTTCCCGTTCGGCTCAAGTTGGTATCTTTTCAAAAAGCCTCTAAGCTGGGAATCAAAAGTTCTGTATCCGTCGCCCGCGCTCGAAGGTCTCAGGTCGACCCCGGAAGCTAGCGCTGCTTGACGCATTGCCTTCCACGCCGCTGCAGCCAACCAATGAAGTTTTGCCCCGTCGGTGACTGTGACCAACAAAATTTCGTCGAGCCTGCCACCGTATATCATAACCGCTGAATATCCTTTGGTTTGATAGGTATTATTATCGGATAATCGGTGATGTCGACGGGCATATGTTTATATCGTTTCTTCTTTTCCTATTTCCGTGTACATTATCTTTATCTCGTACCTGTTTTGTTCTAATTCTTCTCCGTCAAATTTGACGCTCACAGTTGCATCCACCTTCGGCTCACCGACAAGGGTTATTTTTGGAAAAAAACTGTCTACTTCTATGAGTATTTTTTCAGGGTCGATTTCTTTGAGAGAGCTTCTGTCTTGCGAATAGTCTATGTAACTGGCTCTCATCCTGGCGGTTCCGTCTGAACCACTGTGGGAATGTTGGGGTATGTTCACGCCGGCTATCGTGGCGTCCGGAGCCATGATGATGTCTCCGAATATTTCTCCTCCCGATTTCAAAAGATACTGGGGATGGTGGTTCTCTTCGAGGTCAGATAAATGTTTGTGGCTCGAATTCAAGGTTTCTCTTTTTTCGTCGTAGGCCCCTGCTCCGAGAAAAACTGCATCGAAAGAAACGTCGCTGGGATCGACAAAAACCATCGTTTTTTGCCTGCCGCACTTTTCCTCCATCTGCATCATGTACGAAACGTACTTTTTTTTCTCCCTGATAACCGCCAGCAAACCCATCAACCTGTTTTCGGTGTTTATCTTCCTCTGCTTGAAATCAGCCAACAAAGACGCCAAATTCCCGTTTATGACGGAAGAAGCCGCGACTACTTCCTCGGAAAGAATCGGGGCGTTTGCTTTCATTCCGGTGGACAAAAGCGTCAACTCCAAAGGATAGGCCATCAAACTCCTCGACTTTACTGCTGGACTCAAAAAATTCACGTAATACATTTCGCATGTGTCGACCAGTTCTCTCTTCAGTAGTCCGCATCAATTTTTTTGTCTCCGAATTGTACGAGTTTACCTTGATCGAAAAAAATGCTTTGAACTGTGCTGCTTGGACTTTGTTGATAGAATCCATTTCGGCTTGTGGAATTTCTGGTGAAATTGACAAGATTTCTTTGGCAAAGAGCTGCGTATATTCTTTGTATGATTTTGCCCAGTAAAAAATTTCTTTTGACAAGCTTTGCTCGACTTCGTCATCGTATTCCTCCCCTATTGTTTTGTCCATAAAATTCATCAATTGTATTAATTCTTCGGTGATGCACTCGTATATTGCCATTATGTCGTAGTTGTAGCCAATCGCCGTTTTACTTACCAAAATGTCGTACTCGTTCAGCAACAGCCTGCATGCTCGTGTCTTGCTCTTCAGGCAATACTTGTATTCTTCGTAACTGACGTGATCGGGACTAGCCGTCGTCTTGGCACCCATGGCTTGATCGCAAACCTGGTAGTGCGCTTCCTGCAAAGAAGGAGTCAAGCTCGCTTTGACGTTCGTGATCGAAAAAAAATCTTCAAGTTCCATCATGAATTTTTGAAGCATGTTGTAGGCTGACAAGAGCTCTGACTTAACCGAAGATACCGGAATCTTGCTGAAACCAACCGGCGAAATTTCCTTGGAAGACATCAAGTTGACGAATTCTTCTGTCCCGTCTTTTATGATGTTTTCCTCTATCAAAGAATCAACTTCAGGCTTGACGTCGTAATTGTAAAGATTAGAAGAACCTGGTATGTTTGGAGTATTGACAGACATTTTTGATTCCTTTAAAACATGTTTCTTTTAACGGTTTTTGTGGATTTTTTTCTAAATCCGGACTTTCATTCTATCATATTTTAATTTATCGACTCTACTTGCGGCATTTTTACCGTCGGGTTCTTTGTCCGAATTGACAAACTGTTGTTGGGGAATAAAAAAACTGTTGGATATACTTTCTATATTCGTGGCAGGACGGGGTTTGCTGAATTCTCCATAGTTTTCTGCAACAGCCAAAAGAGCCAGCAGCAAGGCGTCGTGGGCGTGATCCACTGCAGAACCCGAAGCTTCAAAAACCGGTCTTCCAGTTTGGGTGGTCCTGACCACGACATACGAAATCAACTGCATGTACATTTCGTCATCCGTGGACGGAATGCAAAGTTGACCCCTCTCCAAGTACTGCCTGAGATTGTCCACCATGTACGGTTTCAATTCTTTTTTGATCATCAATTTCGTGTAGGGATCCCTGACATCGATTGTTTCCGCAAAACTCAATCCTTTGACTTTTTCCCTCAGTCTTGTATGCGGATTTTCGATTCCGTGCTTGTGCAACAACTCGACTTGTACTTCCCCGAAACCTCTGTCCACGTAAATATGCTTGGGATTTAAAATACCGTTCAATTCTATTATTCTTTCTACTGCTTTGGTCAAGGTATATTCTGATTTTTCTATTTCTTCCCTGTGACTTATTTTTATCTTGTCTTTGAATTCGTCCTGCTCGTAACTGCTCGAACAAACTTCAAGTACGACTATGTTGGTTCCGGCGCCGTATTTGTCCCAGTCTATTCCCATGACATGGAAACTTCTCGCAGAAGTTATCTCGGAGATGTAAGCCCACCCGTCGTTTGCGAAAGCGTTGTCGACGAATTTTCTCGGATAAACCCCCTCCGAATCTTCTCCCCAATCTGCTTCTATTTCGTGCCTGTATCCCATCGTTGAGTATTGTTCTCTGAATTCATCTTCTTGCTCTTTGGAAAAAAACGGATTGGCGTAGGAAGGAAACCAGAATTCTTTGAACCTTGCGTTTCTGCACCATTCCCAAAATTTTTCTCTCCTGCCAGTAGGGGTAGATGCTCCGATCAAGACTTTGTCGGGTTGATCTTCCGCCGTTTTTTGGAGCATTGCGTACAGGGCGTCGAGGTCGTCGTTGTGCATGTAGTCCATTTCGTCAAGAACGATGACGTGGGCTTCTTGACCGCGGGCAACGTCAGATTTTCCTCCCGATCTCATTCCAGAAGTAAAAAATCTTATCGTTGAACCGTTTGAGAATTGTATCATGAACTGAGGGCTGGTCACCTTTCTTGTTATGGAGGAAAAAACTATGTCGCTTTTGGAAGCCAGCCTCACTATTTCTTGGTATATCAATTCCACGTGCGATTTCATCGGAGCCACCACGAGACATCGTCCGTCTTTGTTGGTGTAACTGTAGTGCAACAAGTAGACGGCCATGGTAAAAGTTTTCCCAAGACGTCGTCCTGCTCTGAGCACTTTTCTCAAAGAAGGATCTCTGAGCATCAGCGTTTGATAGACCCTGGTTTCTACGCTCAAAAAATGCCTTGCCCACAAGCAAGGATCTTTGGCTATATGAATTTGTTTTTGTTGCTCGGCTGACAAACCTGCGCTCAACAAGTTGGAATCAACCTCAAAAGGTTCGTCGATCAAAAGAGAAAGCTCTTTGTTGGTCAACGGCCTGGACAAAACCTGTGTTCCGTCGGCCCAAGTTAGATGCGACAACTTGTTTTGAAAAACCCATTCTATCCTGTTTATTTGTTTGATCGTATCAAGATCCTGGGATTTTAGTATTTCTATCAAATCTTCTTTGGGGAGAGTTTCTAGTTTTTCCCTGAATTTTTTTGTTTTTTGTTTTAAACTAGTCATATTTTTAACCGAAATGAGCGGCGAGCATTCCGCCCTCTGATCCCAGTGTGCTTCTTGCGTTCAATCTTGAGTTTTGTATCGCCATCACTCCCCTTGCCCTGGATGTTGCTGCCACTTCGTTGTCCACGTAACCCATTCCAAATGCTGGCTTGTTTATTGTTCCTTGCATGGATTTCATCGCATCTCTTGCAAGTTTTGCTCCTCCACCTATTACTTTTGTGGCAACCAACTTCGATATGTCGTATACTGCTTGGGCGGTGAGTATTGGGTTTGCCACACTCATTGCGGGCGTAAAATACCTTGCCAAGGCAAGTTTTGCTCCCTCTTTTGTTGCAAGAGCCTTAAGCCCACCACCACCCCTCACCCCATACATCTTGAAAAAGTTTGCTCCGACCTTTTTCCAGGGCCTCTTCAGCCACTTCTTTTGCGGCGACTCTTCCAGCAGTCTTTTCTACAATTTCAGACGTGACCGGTCTCATAGCACCGCTACCGCTGGCTAGTCTGCTATTCGTAACAGCTCCCCCCCCACCCGCATTGAGGGTCATGGTAAACACGTCGTCGGCGGTAGTTCTTGCAAAAGCTCTCATTGAAGCGTCGTCGGCGGTGTCTATTCCCATCCTTCGAAGAGTTCTTCTTGACGGGTCAAAAGACCTCAAAATTTGATCTTCAGGAAGAACAGCACCTCCTCTGGCGAACGATCCGCACACTGGCTACATTGGTTCGTCCAAGGTTCGTTATATCGTCGACAAGTTCTCTGCCCGTCAATTGGAACGACCTGCCGGCAGTCTGCATTTCACCCAGTCTTGCAGCTCGTGTAGTGAATCCTGCCCTGGTGGCAACCCCTTTGCCTTCCATGGCTTCCATCAATATTTGCATGTCTCTAGCCGCTGATTGAGCTCCAGCCAAAGCTTGGCCAGTCAATCCTCCGGCCCTCCCATAACCCTTTGCTGCCTGCATGTACCCGTGCATTCTTTGCATCAATTGTCCCCTGTGTTGTGATGCAAGAATGTTTGCGGTTCTACCCGGAGTATTTTCGGATCCGTACAAACTTGACCCAATAGCGTTGTTTACCTGGATTGTTTTTCCGCTAAGTTCATCAATTGCCTCAAATGTTGCGGCTCCGCCGGGAGTAGTCGACGCCTTCTTAGTCAAGGTCAGCACCCTGTCAGAGGCGTTCTCTGTTCCCTCCATGAAATAAGTTTGTCTGGACATTCCGGAACGAGAAAGTCTTGCTTTTTTACCTGCCGTAGTCCTGGCATTGACTTGGGCTTCTTGTAGTTGCCTCAAGGTAATTTGTCTAGTGTTGAAAGGATCTGTTCCCGGATTGTTGTAGCGGGCGATATCCTTGATGCTTTGTTGTGCGGTCGAAAGTCTTCTGGTCAACCTCGTAGTATCTTTGCCTGCAGCTTGCCTTGCGGCTATTTTTCTCTCCAACCCCGTAATCTGGTCGCCCGCTCTGGTGTACGCCAAGAATCCACCGCTTGTCAATTCAAGATCAGAACCAGCTCTCCTGTAATCCATTATTTCTCTTACTTTGCCTGCTTCCCTCCCTTCCGCCAACAATCCTTTTGCCACAGAACCTTGGTGACCGGACATTGCTTTGCGGTAGGCAGCGGCTTCTTGCATCACAGATTTACCTATATTGGTGTGTTGCATTACTCCACCAAGAGTTTTTGCCAACGCTCCAACAGGAGAATACATGCCAGGAGCTTGGGTAAGCGCAGATGTAGAATGATACCTGAACATCGACCTTGGGTCTAGGTGGTTGATTAGCCTTGGTCTATGTTTTGGGGTGGGTATTCCTTTTGCGTTTGGTGATGCTTTCAAACCTCTCATTATGTCGTCTGCGTCGTCAAGGTGACCAAAAGCAGCGCCACTGACAGGGCTAACCGACAAATCCGCCAATTTTCTTCTTCTTCCAAAGAATCCGCCGAAAACAGAAGACCCTGGCCTGAGTCTTGATCCGACCATGTCCGCGTAACTTGTTCCGGTAAGCCTTCTTGATGCACCGGATCCGGCAAATCTTCTTAACGTGTTATTTCTTCTGAAAAGCCTAGTTGTTCTGTTGGTGTCTAAAAAGCCACCTTTCATTATTGTGTTGGCACCCCTCATCGCGTTGAAGCCCATGAAGGCTTGAATCGAAGTCGGGGCAGTAAATTCGCTGTATATACCAAAAGGCGACTCGCCTTCTTCCACCTCTGGGGCGGTGCCGTACATTTGGTCAGCCATTTTTAATATCCTTTTCTAGAGTTCTGCATTCCGTAAAACTATATCGCCGGAAGCATTGTACTTTCTCTTTATCGAGGGAGTGTCATTTATGTTTCGGCCTTGAATTAGTTTTCTGCGATCTACGTATGGATTTTCTTGCATTTTTTTTGAAGTTTTATCAAAAACTTTTTTGGCGCCGTACATTCCGCCTGCTGCAACACCAGCACCAACCAAACTCAGTGCTCCGCCAAATTTTCCGGTTTTTGTACCAAGAGCAGTTATCAATTTTTCTGCCCCCGTTTTCATTGGTTTACCAATTATTTTTTCCCTGAACATACCAATACCTTTGCCCACTCCGCATAGCGCCAAATCCTCCCGCCAAAGCGGAAAGACCAGCTGCAGTTGCGCCTATACCCCCAATCCCGGGTCATGAAAGCTGATTTTGCCCTAGCTCCAGCTCCCAACGGTGAAACAGCCCTACCAACTGCTGCGACTGGTCCACCAACTGCCTGCGAAGCATAAAAACCTGGACCAAAATCATGTCCGGTGAATTTTCGGTCTGCTTCTGGATCATCAAAAGCCACGTCTTGTGCAGAATCAATGACAGATTTTGAACCAGCAATTATCCCCGCCATCGCTGCACCACCCAAAAGCAATCCCATACCAGTTTTTCTGGCTGCAGGATTACGAGATACTGCCCTCCCCGCCCTCAACAAGCCTCTACCAAGGGCTCCTCTTATCGGCATATTGTACCTCCGTGAATTAACTGAACAAATAATCATACTTATTGGGACCCATGGCAGTGTGATTTATTTTTCTTCTGTCCAAATTTCCGACTACTCCAGCAGTCGAAAGGGGATCTTGTATTCTTGAATACGGCGATATCGAAGATTCTTCCATCATCAGATCTTGTCTTGGGGCCATCTCCGGCATGGAAGGTTGTTCTTCCATTGTCTCGTCATACTGTTGTCTTTTTTTTATTTTACGGTAACCATAGTAACCAATTCCAAGCGCAGTTATAGCCGCTAATCCGATTCCGATTGGTTTTTTGTATCGTTGATACAATCTCGTGGTGGAACCAAATCTGTCGCTAAAATTTCTTCCAATTCCTAAATTATTCATTTCCTGGCTCACATCTTGGGCGATTCCTCTTTCATCTATAACGTCGCTCAAAGCGTTTGCAACAGTTACGGCTTGAGAATCTCTCGCCACATTTTCTACGATCACCTCCGACGCATCCCTCGCTGCCCCAGTGGCGTCAGTCGCCAAATCTGTCCTTTCAAAAGGTGACAATATTGCTCCATGTTCGCTTATATCTA